ACCTTAATGACGGACCCAGTCCGTAATTTTAGATTCTTAGTTACATTTCAACCAACTGCTGATTGGAAAGACACAGTTAAGCCAGCAAAGATGGGGTTTGTTTCTCTATCAGGTCTTAGCGTAACTACTGAACCGATTGCCTATCGTGAAGGTGGATACAATACGAACGTCCACCAGATCCCTGGTCAATCAGCGTTTACACCAATCACCCTTTCTAAGGGAGTAATGTTGGGTCAAGAATCAAATATGGCATGGATGAAACGTTTATTCTCAGTTATCACCCCAAGTGTTACCCAAGGTGTTGGCGCAGGATTCCGTTGCAACATTGACATTCAGGTTTTGAGCCATCCAAATCCACAAGCAAGTACAGGTGGTGCAGCAACTCAGGCTCAAGCAAGTACCCCGTATGATCAGCACACATCACTTCGTTTTAAAGTTTACAACGCATGGATCACATCACTGTCCTACAGCAATCTAGATGCAGGAGCTAATACCCTTATGGTAGAAGAAATGTCTCTAGTGCATGAAGGATTTGACGTTGCCTACGCAAAGGGCTATGAACTAACTAATACAGCTAAAGAAATTTCTTAACTAAAGAATAGGTAAATAATATGACTACAGATACCGTTATAAATGCGACAATCGACCCGGCTTTAGCAAATAACTTAGCTAATAAAGCTATGAAACCTTCTGATCAGGTGGTGGCTAGTGGTGCTCCTAAAGTAACTACTACGCCGCCACCCGATACAGATGTAGAACTATTGGGCGGACTACTAGATCCAATCAATGGTCTTATTTCTACAGCAGAGATTAGAGAGTTAACTGGACTAGACGAGGAGATTATATCTAAGATTTCTGATCCAGGAAAAGCTCTTTTAACAATTCTTGAAAGAGCAACAGTAAAGATTGGCGACGAACCGGCTAACAAAGAGACATTAGATGCTCTTTATGCAGGTGATCGTGAGCTACTACTGCTAGCAATTAGAAAGGCTACTTTTGGTTCTGATGTTAAATTAGGACCTGGACCATGCCCAAGCTGTGAAGTAGAGCAAGTTTTTGAAGTAGATTTAACTAGAGACGTGCCCCTTAAAAAACTTGATGGGGACCACACATTTGTAGTTAAGTGTAAAGTTGGAGAAGTTGTAGTTAATCTTCCTACAGGAAGCACTCAAAAAGCTATCGTAACTTCTACTAACAAAACCTCAGCGGAATTGGATACAATTCTTCTGAAAAACTGTGTTGAATCTATCAACGGTGCCCCAGTTCTTGGCATGGATGACGTTAGAAAACTGAGTCTTAAAGACCGTAGAGATATTCTGCAGGAGATTACAAACCGCAACCCAGGCCCACAACTCAGTCAAATTAAAGTCCCATGTCAGTCTTGCGGCGCGGAGGTACCGCTTCCGCTAACTTTAGCGGAATTGTTTCGTTAACGAGGTTGATTACGAACTGCTTATGGATATGCAGGACTTATTAGTCCAGAACTATCCAGGGTGGACATTAAATGAAGTACGCAATCTAAGTCTTAGAGAGCGTATAAATTGGCTAGAAAGAGCTACGGCTAGAATAAGGCGGTGATGTAAATGTCAGAAGCATATGGAAATATGGAAAGTGCTTCCGATGCTGCGTCCACCCCGTTTTCATCTACGGGTAGTGACCTTGAGTTTGAGGGCATGCCTAAAGGCTTTATTAAATATTTTAGAGAAGCTAAAAAACTTGTAGACGAAATCGCTGAAGCATGGTCTAAAACCATGAAGGGTACAGAAGACTCTGTACGTAAAATGAGTTCAGACAAACCTGGCGCTGGACGTCTTGGTCTTGGTTCTTTTACCCGTGCTGAAAAATTTGGGTTGGGAATTGGCCTAGCAGGTTTTGGTGCAAGCACATATGCTGCTGTAGCACCTAACACTATGGCCGCAGTTACTCAACGCATGGGTGCAGACACTTATGCTGGCCTTAGTGGAATGTCTTCACGCCAAGCAATTACGCAGGCTAACCGTCAAGCAGGGGGCGGAGCAACAAGCGCTATGGGTCCAACCATGGCTGCAATGAATTTAACCTACCAAGGCGGATATACTGCTAGCTCATTAAGCTCTCAAAACATCATGTCACAAATTGGTGGTATGAGTGCTATGTCTGGTATGAGTAACGAGATGGCTGCTGCAAGTGTGGCGGGCATGAACGGTATGAGTTTCTTACGTGCTGGCGTACAAATTCGTGATCCTCAAGGAAATTTAAAACCACCTAATCAAATTATTAACGACGTGTACAGATTCTTGTATCGTGGACAAAAGATTACAAAACAACAGGCCGCTCTTGTACTAAACCCTGGAAGCAAAGGTTACGCAACTCTTCAGCAAATTACTGGTGGCGATGCTCAGCTAATGCAGATGATTCAATCAGGTATTATTGCCCGTGCCAGTGCAGGTAGCGATAAAAAATTTAGCTCTGCAATGAGTAGTAAAGATCCAAATTCAATGCTTGACGTATTGGGTGTAGACAAGAGTTCTCCTATTCGTTCTAATTTTAGATTTAACTCCAGTGAGAATAGAAAGCTTGAGTCAACTGAAGAAGGTTTAGTTGGCGGGTACAACGTTGCTCTTCGTAGTACTGCCGCCCTTAATGATGCCTACAGTGTTATGGCAGATACTCTTGGCCCTGTTAATGATGGCTTAATGACTCTTAAAGGAATTTTGCAGACTCTACCTAACGCAGGAAATATGGGTGGAGCTATTGCAGGTTTTGTTGGTGCATTAGCAGGCCTTACTTCAACTATTTTACAAGTAGTCTTAGTAAGTAGATTGCTAGGTGGTGCTGGTGCAGCCGGTCTTCTTGGTAAAGGTGTTACTACAGCATTAAGTGCTGGTGCTGCCGCTGCTGGAGCAGGTGCTATAGCAGGACTAGGTGCAGGCGCTGTAGGTTATGGAACCGGTAAAGCTGGAAAAGCAGTTGGAAATAAACTTGGAGTGTCTAACACAACAACCCGTGTTGGAAGTACTCTTGCTGGTGCAGGAGCTGGTGCAGCAACAGGTGCTGCGTTAGGTCTTCTTGGAGGCCCTCTTGCGCCCCTCACCTCTCCTGTTGGTGCCGTTATCGGTACTGTTATTGGAGGTCTTGGTGGTTTCTTTGGTTCTGGTGGCCCACACGATCACGGTAACTTAGGTGTTGGCGGACCTAAAGAAGAAAAAGTACCAAGCCCATTTGCTAGCCCTGTGCCAAAAGCAACCCCAATTACTTCTCCTTTTGGTCCAAGAGATAATTCTCAGAACCCACAAATTTCTTCTAACCATAAAGGTATAGACTTCGGTACTCCATCGGGTACTGCCCTAACAGCTGTTACAGATGGCGTAATTAGTATTATGGGAAATGAAGCTAAGGGTTATGGTCGTTGGGTTGAGGTAAAGCACGAAGACGGCACTTCATCTCGTTACGCACACATGTCACAAGTTAATGTTTATAAGGGACAAAAAGTTGTTGCAGGACAAGTTATCGGCAGGTCTGGAGGAAAGAAGGGGCAAGCAGGTGCAGGCAACTCTACTGGTGCCCACCTTCACTTTGAAATTCTTAATGAACGTGGCGTTAAAGTTAACCCAGCCCCGTACTTAAGTGGTGCTCCTGCAGCCCCTATTAATGGAAGCATGAGATCTTCCGCAGCAGCTGGACCTAAAGCAATTGGGCCTCAATCTAATTGGGCAGCTAAAAAAGCTGCTCTTAAAGGATTTAAATCTAAAAATTTAACACAGTTTTCAAGTCCTGCCCTTACCACTTCTTTAAGTTCAGCAGGTTTTAATGAAGATCTAGGTGGTCCAGTACAAGAAATGAATCTTGGTAGCCCAAGCTCAACAGGCTCTAAGTCAGGTAACGTTGTAATTAATCTACAAATGAAGGTGAATATTGCTCAAGGAAGTGTCCAAGAAGCAGATCGTCTAGTAAGATTAGTGGGTAAGAAGCTTACTGATAGTAATGTTCTTAAGCAGATTGGAAGTGCGCTCTAATGGCCACCTATTACTATGTAAATGTTCGTCGCTATCAAGATGAAGCTGGTGGTCTTTCTGCAGCAAAATTAATGAGTAGTACTCGAATTACTTCTGCCAACCATAAAACAAACACTAAATTTTATGTTTATTATTTATTTGAAGTTTACGCCACTAGTATTAGTAACTTTGCTACTTGGGTAGCTACCGGATCAGATGGAACTTTTGCTGGACAACTTGTTTCTCCTAACTCAGGTACCAATGAAGACAATGGATTAGCCAATGGCTTAACTACAACTACTGACGCGTTTCCAAACACTAGTGCTGCTCAAGTTAACTTTGTTACACAAGGCGCTCTTACAAATGATAACGGGCGTTTAAAAGTTAGCTTTAGTCGTAAGGGTGGAGCTACAAATACAAATGTAATTGCCACACCTACAGTAGCAATTCAATGGAAAAGCGATGCTAGCCCTAACTGGACAAAGATACCTGATAATAGAATAAATTGGGGAACCCCAAATAACGCAGTACCTAACATTACTTGGACAACAGTTGTTACCCCACCTATTTTTCCTTTAGTTGCTATACAAGAAGTAATCAAAGCCCAGAATAACGGAGATATTCCTGTGCTGCAATTAACTTATGGTTACGATAATGTAATTCAAATCTTAACAAACTACACTTGGGATAAGTGTACTAAGTTATGGAACTTTGTTGTAAAGTATAAAAGTAAACAATATGGTGGCCAAGGATATCAAGCACATTGGACATGCACAAAAAATGGTGATAAATGTGAACAAACCTCTAAACCAAACGCAAACGATTTGTCTACAAAAACAAAACTAGACGCCTGGACTAAAAAGAATGTAACTAATAAGATGATTGCTGCCAAATCAAACGCAGCATGTGACGACCAACCTAGTGGTAATGGACTAAAAGATATCACTACTGTAACTCCTCCTAAGGGAGACACTAGGTGGAACCCACCCCCTCATCGTGACGCAAGAGGCCCGTCTTTTGGAGAACGAGTTAATTACAAAGCTAATCCAGATTATGATATTGTCCCTGCTTTTTCAGAAAAAGACCGTGGAAGAATTTTTCAAGACTCAAATAGTGCTGCTGTTTTAAACAAAAATCCAGATAAGTTAAAGGAACTGGTCTCTGCTAAGGGAGCTACAAATCAATGGGGTTTTAGGTTTATGTATAATCCTTCTACCTTTGGGTACCAAAGTTCATCTAATAATTCTGTCGACTGGACATTAGGAGCGAGTG